TGCATTCGAATGTGGAAACGATTGTTCCGGCCATTTACAATTCAACACCAATTCCAGACATTCGCCGCCGCTATATCGAGGCAACGGGACCGGAACCAACACAGCCGCAGCCAGACCCGCAGGGGCAGGTAGACCCGAACGCAATCGCCCAATACCAGCAGGCAGCGCAGGAATACGGCTCCCGCAAGCAGCGTGATGACGATGCGAAACTCTACAGCGACATGCTGGAACGCCTGATAGCGGCACAGATCGACGACAGCCGGTTGGATGCAGAGATTGAGGCGCAGGCACAGGACGCATTCACGACAGGCCGTGGCGTGGTTCGCTTGCGCTTTGAAGCGGACATGGATGAACAGGACCAGCCGATAAACGAGCGCGTGACGTTCGAGGCGGTGTCTTGGCGCGATTTCCGTATGGGTCCGGCCAACCGTTGGGACAGAACGCCGTGGGTGGCATTCAAAATCCCGATGACCCGCGATGAATCGGAAAATATTGCAGACCCTGCCATGCTGGAAGCGCAAAAGAGCGCCGATGACGTGGAAATGAACGAAGACGACGAGGACGACAACGACGTTTGCGTTTGGGAAGTATGGGACAAGGACGAACGGGAAGTCCTGTTTATCGAAGATGGCGGGCGCTTGCTCAAGAAGGTTTCAGACCCGCTTGAACTGCCGACATTCTTTCCGATTGCGCAGCCTGTGCAGCCCATCACCAAGGTTGGGTCCACAATTCCTGTTTGTCCGTTCACGGTTTACAAGAAACTGGCTGATGAACTCGACAACGTAACCAAGCGCATCAACAAGATCATGAAGGGCCTGAAGGTTCGCGGCATTGTTGCTGGTGATGCTTCGGCGCTGATTTCCCTTGCGGATGCTGATGATAACGAAATCAAGGTTGAAACCAATCTCGAAGCCTTGGCGCAAACAGGTGGGCTGGACAAGGCCATAGCATGGTGGCCTGTCGAGCAGGGCATCAAGGTGCTGGCTCAACTTTATCAGCAGCGCGAAAGCATCAAGGCGTCTATTTACGAAATCACCGGCATATCCGACATTGTGCGCGGCGCTTCCAATGCTGGCGAGACTGCCACTGCGCAGCAGATCAAGACGCAATGGGGTTCGCTTCGCATTCAGAAAATGCAGCGGATGATCGAGCGCCAGGTGCGCGATATATTCGTGATGATGGCTCACATCGCATCAACCAAGTTCTCCGAAGCCACGATTGTCCAAATGACGGGCCTTGCGTTGACGGATGGCGTTCGGGCGCTGATGCAGCAGCCTATCGACGCTGGATACCGCATTGACGTTGAGAGTGATTCAACCGTGCGGGCAGACCTGACACGGCAGAAGTCCGACATGACAGAGTTTATGACGGGAACGGCCAACTTCTTCTCGTCAATGGCTCCTGTGGTGGCACAAGCCCCTGAAATGGCCGAACCGTTGTCAGAGATTTATGCAGCGGCGGCGCGGTTCTACAAGTTGGGCAAGGGTCCAGAGGACGCGCTTGAACGCATGACGGCAATTGCCAAGAAGGCAGCAACCACGCCACGGCCAAATCCAGAGGCCGAAATGCAAAAGATGGAAGCCGAAAAGGCAAAAGCCGAAATGGGTTTGAAGGCCGACGAACTCAAAGGCAAGGCCATGCTTGAGATGGAAAAGCTGAAGCTGGAGGATCGCCGCGTTTCGCTGGAGGAACAAAAAGCCGCTGCGGAATATGAAGGGCGCAGCGTTGATAATCGTTTCCGCGCCGAAGATCATAAACTGAAAGTGGCGATGGCCGGTGCGCGTCAAACAGAAGACGGCGAGATCGAAGACAAAACCGACAAAGTTGGCTCGATGATCATGCAGGCGCTGATGCAACTTGCCCAAACACAGCAACAGCACGGCGATGCGCTCTTGCAGGGCTTGCAGCAATTGCAGGACGGTAACCAGATGATCGCCGCAGCGGTTACGGCTCCGAAGCGCACTGAATTTCTCATAGACCCCGCAACCGGAAAGCCTACGGGCGCAATCCAACAAACGATGGTGAATTGATATGCCCGCTTCAACATTTACGTTTTATCAAGATTTCAAGGAACAGCTCGGCAAGGGCGTTCATGATCTTTCAACGCATGATCTGAAAATCGCGCTGACGAATGCCGCACCAAACGTGGCAACGCATACGGTTTTGGCCGACATTACGCAGTTGGGAACGGGTGGCGGCTATACCGGAGGCGCTGGCGGTGGCGTGGCACTTTCAGGCGAAAGCTACACTGAAAGCGCGGGAACCGGCACATTCATCGCGACGGATTTGGTGATCACTGCTTCAGGCGGCTCAATCGGGCCGTTTCAATATGCCGTGCTGTATAACAACACTGCCACGTCACCGGCAGACGCTTTGATTGGCTATCTGAATTACGGTTCGGCGATGACATTCGCCGATACTGAAACGCTGACGCTTGACTTCACGACGAGCATCTTCACTATTGCATAAGGTGTAGGCCGTGGCCACTCGCCTATACTTCAACGTCAAAAGCGCACCTGTTGCACCGTCTTCGTGGTCCGCTGGCTGGAATACTACCAGCGGCACGTTTAACTATGCTCTTGGTGACAGAGACGTAGCTGCGGGCGGGGTTGATATAGCCAACGGTGGCACTGGCACAACAAGCCAGTATCGCGCACTTGGCCGCTTTGTTTCTGCTCCACTCGCCGCACAAACCATCAGCGGGACGGTCAAAGGGCAAGTTAATGCCCGTGAAACCAACGCAACTGATAATTACTCTCTCGCCATCGGCATTAAGGTTATCCAGTCTGGCGGCAGTGATCGCGGGGCAGTGCTTGCTGTAACCGCACCCGATGCTTCCGGCAATGAACTCGCCATAACCACCAGCACTAATCGCTCTTTTCGGGATAGTGCTGAAAGTGCAAGCATCTCATTATCGTCACTTGCGGTAAGCGACGGTGACAGAATTGTTGTTGAAGTTGGCTTCTACCAGCAATCAACTTCAACGGCTAATGCGTTCATTACCCTTGGCGACACGCATAATGTCGCTGATCTTGCTGAAAACGAAACGACAACCACAAGCCTGGCGGCATGGGTCGAGTTTTCTCAAGACTTGCTGTTCAGCGACATTTTTCCAAGGGAACATTATTCAATCCCGACTGACAACGGGACTAATGCCACTACCGGCGTCACCATTACCCCGCAAACCGCAATGCGGACTAATGATCTGGTTCTCGTTTATTGCCAGTCCCGCGCATCAGCCACATGGTCGGTGACAACCACAGGAGGACAGACTTGGAATGACGCAGGCGCCATAGGTGCTGCCGGTCCTTACGGGCGCTTATACTGGTGTGTATTCAACGGCACTTGGTCTGCAAATCCGGTTTTTACATCTACGGTAGGCACTGCCACCTCAGCAATAATGCACTCGTTCTGTGCTCCGGACACTACAGGGACATGGGCAGTTGATAACGCTCTTGCCACTGCAACATTCACCGCTCCGTCCACACCGTTTACAGTCACACGTACCGGCGTCACCACTACCGGCTCTATCGGCGTTGTCCTTGCCTCTTGGCACACGTCAGAACAGTATGTGCCTTGGGCCGATATGGATATGCTCTCGCCACACTGCGGGCATTCATCATAATCATCTGCGCAATCAGCACATAAGGTCTCGTGCTGTCCGGCTCTACTGTGCATCAGATGGGAGCAATCATCACACATACTATCCTGACACCATTCGCAAGCATTAACTTGTTTCTCTTCGTCATATTCCTCGTTGCATATGGGACAGCTTTTCATATTTTTGACCCTTTCGGGTGGTTAAGTGATGTTGACGATGCCATCTTAGCACGCCCGCGCAGACGCGCAACCATATCAACTTGACAAACGTGCGGAAAATACACTTGCACAGATGCGACAGATGAGGTATGTTGAGGCCGTTAGCCCTAACCAAGCCAAAAAAATGGAAACCGCAGCGTCAAAAGAATACCTTATAGAGCATTGGTCGCAATCTGCAGTCGCGGAATTTATCCGCAACGAAAAATCATTTGAGCGAAAATATATTTTCGGAATTAAAGAGAAAGAGCGCAGTCTGGCATCCATAATCGGGAGCGTCTATCATGGCACTTTGATGCATTTTTTTCTGGAAATTAAATCAAAAGGAACTGGTGAGATTCCGAGTGTTGATATCCTTTTGCAGGTTGCGCATGATCTTCTGGATCATATCGGCGCGGACAAATACAGGCCGCAAATCAAAAAAACAATTGAACAATTACAAGCGGCCGCACTCAAGGCCGTAAATGCGTTGGTGATGAATTTCCTCGCGGAATGGTCTACTTCATACGCGCCGGAAATCCGGGAAATCCTGTTTGTGGAGGAGAGGTTTGTGGCTACGATTTCTTTGAATGATATTGAGGTTCCGATCCCCGTCAAGATTGTTCCAGACGTTGTTTTCGTTCATAAGGACGGTACGCTGGCGATCTTCGACCATAAGGCGAAGCATGCCTACACGAAGGAGGCAGACGTGAAGTTACGATACGGCAATCAAGCGATCACATACGGCAAAGGCGTAAAGGCCGCGATATCCGAGAACGAGGAATATCTGGAAGCCCTAAAAAAATATCCCTTGATTGCGCGTGGCGTGAAGCATTTTTATTTTTACGAGAATAAATATTCTGCGAATCGCGACGGCTCCCGGCAGATTCGGCAAATTCCCATTGATCTTGAAAAAGAAGGCCAGCTTTTTGAGCAGGTTTTATTCGAAGGGGTCTTCCGGATGATGGAAGCGGTCGGTAATCCAGATTATATTTACTTGATGAATCCGTCAGATAATTTCCAAGCCGGAGATGAAATTATGGACTTCTGGATCAAGACGCATATTGATGGCATTGAAGGATTTCCAAGTTTGTCCGCAAAAAATAAACGGATTCTATCACAGCGAAGAAGCCAGGTGCGCCGGGCCGCGCTGACCGGCATTCCCAAAAGCGTAATTAAGGCGTTCACGCAACCTAAGGATTTTATATTTTTTAATAATAAAGATATGGCTGATCTAACCATTCCGGAGCGCATAGAGCATCGGCTCCGATCATTCAATTATCCCGTGCAAATTCGGCACGTCATAGAGGGGTATTCTTGCGACACCTATCTTCTGGATATAGGCGCAGGCCAAAAAACGACCAGCCTGCAGAATTACAGACTTGATATTGCGAATGCAGCTGGCGCGCGCGACGTACGCATCATTTCTGGAATGGTGGAGTATCAAGATGGTGTTTTTCCGGGGATAGAGATCAACCGGAAAGTTCCACGGCCATTGCAGCTTGATGTTTTTGATGCAAGCACAAAAAAAATTCCAATCGGACGGACAAATTTCGGGGAACTCATAACATGGGATATTGAGAATCCAAGCCATCCTCATATGATGATCGCAGGAGCGTCTGGCAGCGGCAAATCGGTAACGATCCGCGTTATCGTAAACGAGGCGCTTCGCAAAGGAATCCGCGTGACGATTTTGGATCCGAAGCGCGAATTTTTAGATCTTAAAAATGGCAAAATAAGGGTAATTAATGACCTTCCGGACATTGAAGTTTTTATGGGAAATGCTGTCATCCGCATGGATAATATTTTCCGCGAACATGGTGCGGTCGGAAATTCCGCAAACAAAGAGCTGATTATTTTTGACGAATCTGCAGACTGCTTCGCGCGAATGCAGAAAATCGCGTACGAACAGGATGACGAAGGCAATAAGAGAATTGACCGCGATTTTAAGACGCTTGAGGATAACGTGCTTATTCTCGCACAGAAAGCGCGTTCAGCGGGCATCCACTTAGTATTGGCGGCGCAACGATTCAGCACGAAAGTTCTGACAGGCGACGCGAAGGCGAACTTCCCTGTCCGTCTCTGCCTGACGGTTGCTAGTGCGGTAGATTCGCGGGTCATGTTGGACGTGGGTGGCGCGGAAAAACTGAACGGAAAAGGGGACGCGCTATTTACTGCTCCGGGATTCCCAGAGCCAATACGGATTCAATGTTTCACACTTTAACAATTCAAGTATGACAACCATCCAAGCAACACAAATTAATAAATTATTGGAGCAACTACAAACGTACTGCCAAAAACATCAAATCGCTAATGTTGTTGCGTGTAATTATATTTATGGCATGCAGGGAACACCGAGAGAGATTAAAATAGAATTTGCAATTATCTTAAAAAGTTTATGTGATAGATTTGGAAAAAAATTCGTTGTTGAGGCGTATCTTAAAGCGATGGAGCTTGTGAATAATTATGAAATTGAAAAACCTAAAAATGATGAATAAAAAAAGAAAATATAGATTTTATTTTCATAAAAAACTTTAATATGACGGAAGATAAAAATGAAATCATCAATAAGATAATTCAAAAATGTGATGAGGAATTACGAAAAGCATGCAGCGCACAAGTGAACTGGTATACCCTCGGTGTACAGCGCGGAATAAACGAAATTCGCGCTTTTGTTCAATTACTTGACGAAAATAAATTATCGTAATATATTCCTGATGTAATCCACGGCCATGAGAATGAAAAAATCAATCTACAATCTGACCTGCCCTCACCCGTCATTTCATGCGTTCGCTTGGTCGTGGGCTTATGTTTTCCGGCGGGATGGGCAGGTCAGATTGTAGATTTTTTATAAAAAGAAAGATGAAAGAAACATTCTATTTCCCGCATGACATGGACGCACACAGTGATCCGAAGATAATGGAATTGCTGTGCTCATGCAGCGTTGCGGGACTTGGTTTTTACTGGATCATTATTGAAATTCTGCATCAGCAAGAAGATGGCCGCATTACGCTGGCACAATTCCGGCAATATTTGAGCTTTTATTTGAAGATTGGCGATGGAGTAGATTCAACACTTGTTGAACACTTGTTGAACAAAATTGAACAAAATATGATTTCGGAGAATGATGACAAACTTTTATTAAAAACAGGTGATCTGATCTCTTCCAACAGAGTGGATGAAAACAAGAAATTTAGGCAAAGTCTATCCAAAAAGCGTTCTGCGGCTGGGAAGAAAAGCGCAGAGGCTAGAGCTTCCGCAACAAGTGTTGAACACATGTCAACAAGTGTTGAACAAAATGCAACAAAGGAAAGGAAAATGAAAGGAAAGGAAAATGAAAAGAAAGAATCTCTTTCAGAGATTGAGCAAGCTCGGCCCGATAAAAGAAATTTAGAAATCTCAAAAATGCTTGAGGCATTAAAAACAAAAATTGGAATAACTGATTTCGCCGATTCAAGCATTGAGCGCAATCTCGCCAAGCATTGCGTTGGCTTACTTGGGAAGCTGGGAAAAGATGAATTTGTCCGGCGGCTTGATTTAATTTTGCAGGATGATTTCAAGCGCAAAAACTGCAATCGGATTCGCTTTGTTTATAGCGAAATAAAGGCTTTTATTGAGCCGAAAAATAAAGAAATTTTATCTGTTTAATATCGGAAAAATATGGAAACGTCAGTCGTAAAACATGCCGAAAAAATACAGGTTACATGCAAGGATGGAAGGATTTTATTTTATGATCTCGGTCGGCACGCAGCCGTGCGGACCGCCATAAGAACAGATATTTTTGTTGAGATTGAAGGCGTAATGGTAAACAGAAATGAGATAAAATACATAGAAAAAATGCCAGATGATTACGACGTTTTAATCGGACTTAATCACGACCAGCGCAATAAGGCTATTGCTGAATTTAGAAAATCTAAAGATGCTCTCGGAATGGAACCATCAAGGAAACTGAAATTAAAAAAAATCGCGAAAATTCTTCATTGTTCTCCAGAATCATGACTGAAAATTTAGAGAAAAAATTAGCAAAAGCTACGGAGCTGCGGAAAGAATACGAGCGCGCCCGGCAAAAAATGTGGGATGCAATGAGTGAGGAGTTGCGGAATCCGTTCGGCCATAAAATCAGAATCTTTCGGGATGTCACGGAAAAAGAAATTAAAGCCGCAAAGAAAATAATTTGGAATAATATTAAAAAATTTCTTAACCAAAAACCACATGTCAAAAGCAAAGGAAGGTCAAAAAACTAAAAGCCAGGAACGCATGGAAAATCTACATAAGCCGACGGGAAGCGCCGGAATTTACAAACTCCTGCCTGAAGGATTTGAGGGCGATCAAGATGATTTACCATCATGACGCTGGGCGTATTTTGGCTGATGTCCGCACTGCATCCGAGTTGTCTAATTTTACTTTTTTTATTTGGGGATAATGAATGAACGTGAACTGCAAAATCAGATCGTAGAATATATCAGATTGCTTGGCGGATGGGCAACGAAAGTGCAATCGGGAAGCATCCTGAAGGCATACACTAACAAATTTGGGCAAACGCGGATGACCCGAATTAACCTCGCAGATCAGGGAACTCCTGATGTCATTGCCTGTTTGTTTGGCCGCTTCCTTGCCATTGAAGTTAAGCGCGATGCTGAAGAATTGGCCGCGTGGGAAAATCAGTGGCAGCGTCATCTGTCCGGCAAACAATGCAAAAGTTACCAGCACAGCATTGAACAGCACGAAAGCCAGTCGCGCGTGCGGAAGGCTGGCGGCCTGACATTCGCCGTCTGCTCGCTTGAAGAACTGGAAAACGATTTCAGAGAGTTAAAATTAATCGCATGAAAAAACTCACAGCAGTTATGATAATCAGGTTTCATTACGCCGCCGCCGATAAGCGTTTTGATTGGCGCTTTAAATATTTTAGGGATGAGGTGTTGCCGCGCATTCTCGCGCAAAAGAACCAGAATTTTGACATCGCCATCCGTTGCAATCCAGAACACGACAAACTGTTTCAGGATTTGCATCCAAGCATCAAAACTTTTCACGTCCGGAATGAACGCGTGACATATTTCAAAAGTAAGAATGGCAAGCGATACTTCCACGATCATGCGCGCTGGGATGAGGTTGAAGGATTGCCGATGTATGACATCCAGATGGGACTTGATAGCGACGACTTGATTGATCCTGATTATGTTCACATTATCCGCGCAAACTGCAGGGCATTCATGCGAAAGAATCTCGGGAAAAAGCTGCACATTTCATTCCAACCGCGAAAACTCTATCTAAAAAACGGCTATGAAACGGGCATGATGGAATACACGCCAACGCGTGGCTCTGCCTTTATGGCCTTATTTCAGCCGATAAAGGACGCAACGTATAAATTTATTTACCACACTTCACATCTGAATTTGTGGAAAGTGGCAGACAAATCAATTACAATTCCGCAAGGTCACTGCACCGTAAGCATTCACGGACATAACGAATCAACACGATGAAAATAGATGAACAATTAAAGGCGAGAAAATGGCTTTTTGCAAGCAATAATTGGCCTACACGCACGGCTGCAATCGCAGAAATTATCCCGCCCGAAGCGTCAATCATTGAACTTGGTGCCGGCATGTGTTTCTTGCACGAATTACTCCCCAACAATCCATACACCGGAATTGATAAAGAATTCTGGACGGACAAAATCATCAGGAAGGCAGATTTCAACGCCGGTGAATTCCCGGAGCTAGGAAAATTTGATGTGATCGTCTGCCAGGGCGTTCTGGAATACATCAAAGACCTTGAAAAGTTTTTGCTGGCTATTCACAAATACGGACGCCGCCTGATTTTGAGTTATTACAACGGGCCGCAGTGCCCTGCGCGAAAAAATAAAATGAAATTTGTTTGGCTGGAAAATTTGCTTGAAAAAACGGGCTGGCTGCAAATACGCTCGCGTAATCTGACATTGCATCAGCGGCTTTATTTATTATTAAGAAAATAAATTGAAATGTTACTGGTACAAAGAGAGCCTGCACGCCAACCGCGCAATGAATTTCGGTGATCAGTTATCACCGGTCGTTCTTAATTATGTCCTCGGCAGAAAATTCAAACTTGCCGCGCGTAATGAGCACGGGAAATTGCTGGCAATCGGGAGTGTAATGTCCGCACTCCGTCCCGGCGATGTCGTCTGGGGATCTGGCGCGATCAAGAATCGTCCATTGCAGATTTATCCAGGCAATAAATTTCTCGCAATTCGCGGGCCAATGACGGGAGCATTGCTTAAACTCGCTGGAGGTGAAGACCCGGGAGTCTACGGCGATCCGGCCTTGTTGTTGCCGTTGATCTACCAGGCCAAAATCCAGAAGACTGGAGAGGTCGGCATATTGCCGCATTATGTCGATAAAAGCGCTAAGATACCGCTTCAAACTGGCGAGCATTACCGCATGATTGACATAACCGCCCCTTGGCCGGAAGTCGTTGACAATATTTGCGCGTGCAGTATGATTCGGACGTCTGCACTACATGGAATAATCGCCGCAGAAGCATACGGAATCCCTGTAATGTGGGAGCGATATTCGGACAAAATCATTGGTGGCGAATTCAAGTTCCAAGATTATTTCTTAGGCACTGGTCGCCTAAAACAAATACCTGGCCATTTCACGCAGCCGCTGGAGAATTTGCGTGCTATACAGAACAAGCTTATTGAAGTCTTAAAAAAATATTATGCAAAAGATTGATGTCGTCTACATCTTAGGTCGCGGAAGTTGCTGGAATGATAACGAGTTGCGTTACTCGCTCCGCAGCATTTCAAAATATTTCCCTGCAGCGGGTCGGGTTTTTCTAATCGGCGAAAAACCCGAATGGGTGCAGGGAGTAATCCACATCCCGGCTCCGGATAAGTTTGATAATAAGGTTCTGAACGCGAGAGTGAAATATACTATTGCGGCCGAAGATCCGCGCGTCAGCAAAGACTTTGTGCTGATGAATGATGATATTTTCTTTCTCAAAACGGTAAATGACATCCCGAATTATAGTCGCGGCAAAATGGCGGAAATGATTGAGAGGCATCCAACACACAACGGCTATTATTACCACACTCTCAAGGATACTTACCGACGGCTTGATGCTATGGGAATTCCAGATGCGATTGATTTTGAGGTGCATTGCCCTATTATTTTTAATAAAGAAAAATTGTTGTCAGTAATGGGGATGATCGGAACAGCGAAACCTTATTCTATACGCTCGGCATACGGGAATTTGATGCGATTAGAGCCGAAACATACGCGAGATTTTAAGGCCGCAAACATGATGGAATTTGCACTGCAGCACATGAATCCGTTTAGTGGTTTTCTCTCAATTAATGATGCGGTCGTAGCGGATGAAGGCTTCCGTGACTGGATGCATACGAGATATCATCGCATATCAAAATACGAAATTGATGAAAGGGGCTTAGGAATTTTGCCGGGCCGACCGATTTATGCGCGCCGATATTCCGCGCGGAAAAGCTTTGTTTATGGCAAGAATAAATATCAGCCAGGAGATATCATTACTTCGCCAGACATTGAAACCATCAAAAACACGCCAAAGCTCGCGGATTGCTGGATGTGGCGCTGATTATTTTTTAATAATTCCCTATGGCGAAAAAAGAATGTTCAAAATGTGATATGGTCTACGGTGTCCATTATTGTAATGACTGTCATCTGCGCATACAGCCGGAAACATGCAAAATATACAATGGGATTTGTGGTGACTGCAGAGCAGCCGCCCGTGGCGAATTCGGAACACCTCGAAATAAAATGATGCGCGCGCCAATAACCAAAGAATCAAATTAATTCTTATCCTTAACCACGAAAAAACCATGAAAAAATATATAATCGCAGTTACAATCGGGCTTTGCTGCATAGTTTTTATTCCCACTGCACACGCATTGGCGCTGGGTTCCGGCGGGGATTTGAAGTGCAAAATCTGGCATGTTAGCGATGGCGTGTTGAGCGACTGGAGTCAGTATTGTCAATCCGATCCCACGGCAAAAGAAGAGCATGCACGTCTTTATGCCCTTGAGGTCGCCGTGAATGAACTGCAGGCGCAGAATAAAGCGCTGCAAAATCAGATCAGCGGAAAGCCTGTTAGTGTTTGCTCTCCGACAGTCCAGACGGTAACGGTTGCGACTGATAATCTGCGCATTGCTGCGCTTGAAAAGAGAATAGGCAAAACTGAACTGGATATCCGGTCGCTTGTGCGATCAATCAAAACAATTACTGACACGCTTGCATATTTCAAGAATTTTCTAAAAAAATAATTATGAAAATTACTTGGAAAAATGATCGAAGAAAAGTTAAGGATCTGATTCCCGCTGATTACAATCCGCGTTTGCTGACCGAGAAAGATAGGCATGATCTGGAACAAAGCATCCAAAGATTCGGAGATGCTGACCCGGTCATAGTCAACGCTGGTACACGCGCGAATGTTCTGATCGGCGGGCATCAGAGGGTTATGATTTACGCAGATCTCGCATGGGATGAGATTGATGTCCGAGTCCCAGAACGCGAATTAACAATCGCCGAAGAAACGGAACTCAATATCCGCCTGAATAAGAATACGGGGCACTGGGATGAGGATAAGTTAAGGCTTTTTGATCAAGGTTTCTTGTTGGGCGTGGGATTCGATAAAGTGGAAATGTCGCGTATCTTTGACAAAGCCGAAGCAAAAGACGACGCCTTTGATCCTGACAGCGCTCGGAAACAGAAAGCCGAAGCAAAAGACGACGCCTTTGATCCTGACAGCGCTCGGAAACAGAAAGCCGAAGCAAAACTTGGCGACGTTTTTGAACTTGGTCAGCATCGGCTTATGTGTGGCGACGCAACAAGCGCAGAGGATGTTGCAAAACTCATGAATGGCGAAAAAGCACAAATGGTTTTTACGGATCCCCCGTATAATGTCGATTATCAGGGTGGCATGAACATCAAACGCGAGGGAATAATGAATGATGCAATGACGCCGGAATATTTTTATGAATTTTTGCGCAAATCATGCGTGAATATGCTCGCACATTGTATCGGCGGCGTTTATATCTGCATGAGTAGTTCGGAATTGCACACGCTCAAAATGGCTTTTGAGTCCGCTGGCGGACATTGGCAGACGTTTATTGTTTGGATTAAAAACAATTTCACGATGGCACGATCCGACTATCAACATATTTATGAGCCTATTCTGTATGGTTGGAATAAAGAAATTAATAATCATTACTTCAATCAGGCGCGCAACATTCCAAATGCGTGGGAGGATTTACGAGAAATGAAAACGGTCTTTGACGGCGAACATACGACAATTAAATTCCAAGGCTTTGAAGTAAAAATCAAGGGCAGGGTGGAGGGGCAAATTAAGCGCAAAAAACAAGTAACGGACATCTGGCGCTATGATAAGCCGTCCGTGAGCAAAGAGCATCCGACAATGAAGCCGATTGCTCTTTGCGAAGAGGGTATAAAGAATAGTTCGCTCATTGGTGATATTGTCCTTGATTGTTTCGGTGGTTCCGGAAGCACGCTTGTTGCGGCCGAGCGCATGGGCCGTCGGTGCTTCATGATGGAACTGGATCCGCATTATATTGATGTGATTATTTTCAGGTGGGAACAGGCCACTGGCATGAAAGCAAAAAAGATAACATAATTGAAATACTTATGATGATTATAGACCCACAAAAATTTGATTTTCGTTATCAGGGCGAGAGCAATGCGTGCGCAGCATTCGCCTGCTGGCATGCGTGGAGAATTATGCGACCGGAGGCGGCCGCAACTTCCACGCCCATTGCGTTGCATCGGCTTGAATTGCTGAAGCGATACCCAAAAGCCGTTTATAGTCCGAAAAAGTCATCCTCAATTTATGGCATCATGAACGCGATGATGGATTTTCGTTATATCTCTGGATTCAGCCGGTTCCATGGTTGCGATATGGCAATCGTGGAACAAAAACTCCAGCAAAAAATACCTTTGATCGCAGAGAATTTTGTAAAAAACGATGATATCGTGACGCAAAATCACGCGGTAGTAATCATCGGGATTCAGGATGATTTGCTAGTGGTTCTTGATTCCGCTCTGGCGATTGCTCGCATTCGTAGAATTAAGCCACAAGCCATATCAGATTTTTTTGAACTTCAATTCTAATGATTAGTCGCGGATTAAAATATTGCCTTACGAACACACAACAAGAACGCACGCGAATAATGAAGGCGGAATTTTTGAAACATTTCAAAAAAAGCTATGGTGTGATTCAGCGAGTTTGTGACGATATAGGCATTGATCGCACAACGTTTTACGACTGGAAAAAAGATGATCCACAATTTACGGCTGCCGTGCAGACGGCCGAGATTGAACGCAACGATTCCGTTGAGGATGCTCTTTTTGCTCTAATTGCGAATGGCGATGGTGCATGCATTCGTTTTTATTTGGGCCGAAGAAACCCGTTATATACACAAAAAGTAGTTAATAAAGTGTATACTGGTGAGCGAACACTGGAGGATTTATTGGATGAGTATCAAACTGCCGATGAGAATGTTGCCGGACAACAAGCTGTTGATAGAGCGACTGTTCAAGATTCGGAACAAGCGCGGGGAACAGGTGCCATTTCTGTTGAACACAGCGCAGAATTATTATTGGAAAAAAAAGACTCGCCGAAATCTGATAGTGAAGGGTCGGCAGAAGGGACTAAGTAAGATTATTGATGCGGATCAGCTCACAGACTGCGTCAAAAAAAGTACAAACGCAGTCGTCGTAAGCCATGAACAGGCTGCGACCAAGCGTCTATTTGCCGCAGTCAGTTATTACGTTGAAAACCTGACCATCAAGCCAGAGATGTCAATTGATTCGGCTTCGGAAATGAAATTTCCTAAACGCGGATCAACCTATTTTATTGGAACGGCCGGGCAGAAGGCATTCGGACGTGGCGATACCGTTGACCGTGCGCATTTATCCGAGGCTGCATTTTATCCGAATCTTGAGAATACACTCAACGGCATACAAGAAGCAGCAGAATTTGGACAGGTGGACATTGAAACAACGCCGAATGGCCACGACGAAATTTACGACATGTGGCAAAAAGCGAAGTCTGGGAAATCTGCTTATACCGCTATTTTTATTCCGTGGTTCATTGACCAGGAATACAGCGTAGAGAACATGACCGAAAAAGAAGTCACGGGACTTTCTGATGGTGTCCGTGCGATGTTTGCAATCCCGGATGACGAATTTATCGCGCATCTGGATGAAGAAGAGCGGAATCTCGTGGCGCGCGTGGCCCGCGAATGGAATATTTTATTGACGGCGGGGATGCTGAAATGGCGGCGCGCAAAGATTTGGGATATGGGAGAGCGCTTTTATCAGGAATATCCGGAGGATGATGTTAGTTGTTTTCTGCAGTCTGGCCGCTCCGTTTTTAATCATGTTATCGTTGATCCATCGCGGCAGATTCCGCTTGATGATTTGGATTCTTGGAATGCGACAGATGCGGAAAAGGCGGCTCTTAAAACACGTCAGCTTTACGCAGGGCTGGACGGCGCTGAAGGAACCGAGCATGGCGACGCGCATTCTTTTGCTGTAATTGATCCGGGTGAGAAGCAGGCATCGGTAATTTTTGACTATACAAGTAATGAGCCAATCAATATTTTTGATGAAAAGATCGCGCGAATTATGCTGAATTATAATATTGAGCTTGGCGTAGAGAATAACAGCGTGGGGCGTGCGCATTGCGAACGCCTTGAATTGCTGGAAGTTTCGTTCACGGAATTTCACACAGGCGCGAATAATCGCCCTACCATAATCACTGACCTCGAAGAGGCATATCGCAAGGAGATGCTAATTGAGAGCTATCCCGAAGCGGCAAATGAATTGAGGAGCGTGATTTATACAGATAAAAAAACAAGTTCAAGTGCGCTCCGCGCAGAGGCGGGCAAGGGTAAGCATGACGACCGAGTATTTGCCCGTATCATCGCATGGCAGAAGTTGCAGGAGCCAACTCCCGGCATTTCATTTCTATGATTGACAATCACGGAGAAGTGCTATAATGCGGGCAATGAAGCTTTTGGATAAATTTTTTAAAGCAAAAAAGGAAAAAGATTTCGGCGCTACTCGCACAGAGGGCGGCATAGAATTGTTGCGCAGATTAACCGGTCAGGATTTTTCAGAAAAGGGAATGTTGGAAAGATACAGCAAATCAATCTATGTTTTTGCGTGTATTAACGCAATCGCTCAAAAGACAGCAAGCATTGATTTTAAGTTTTACCAAATCCTGAATAGTGCTGGAGACACAAAAGAAATCGTGACGCATCCTGCTGTTGATTTAATTTACCGTCCAAATCCATTCCAAACAAAAACGGAATTTTTGGAAATCACTATCATAAACTTGAAATGCACTGGACAGGCGTTCTGGTACAAGGTGCGCAATGCAAGCGGTAAAATTGTGGAGATATGGAATCTGCGTCCGGATATGATGCGCGTAGTCCCTGATCCTGTAAAATTCATCAAAGAATATCGGTTCACGAAAAGCGATGGCGCTGAAGTTGTTTTTATGCCCGAAGAAATTATTCACTTGAAATATCCGCATCCATTAAGCCCATATGCTGGGCTTAGCCCAATGGTTCCAGCGCAAGGTCGCATACAGACTGAAGAATATGCGGCGCAATATCAGCGTGATTTCTTTTTGAACAACGCGCGCCCGGATGCCGTATTGAAGAATGCTGGTAAAAAAATGACAGAAGCGCAGAGAAAAGATCTCAAAGATGGTTGGAGTAAGCAGCATGAAGGTGTCGGCAATAATTCAAAAATTGCAATCTTGGATGGTGGGCTTGAGTATCAGCTTATAGCGCTCACTCAAAAGGAAATGGATTATATTGAGAGTATGAAGTTTACGCGCGATGATATCCTCGTTGCGTTTCATGTCCCGAAGCCAATCGTTACGGTCGTGGAGGATGTGAATCGCGCAAATAGCGAAACGGCAATGTTCATTTTTCTTTCTGAAACGATAAAGCCGGAAGTGAAACGGCTTGTAGAAAAGCTGAATGAGCAATTAATCTATCCAGATTTCGGCGAGGAGTATTATTTGGATTTTGATGATCCAACGCCGCAGGATAAAGAATATATGCTTAGAGAGGATGACACGCTGGTGCGCGCGAATATACGCCTGATTAACGAAGCCAGAGCAAGACGTGGTGACCCGCCAATTCGTGGTGGATGGAGTATTTACGGATCATTAGTCACTGTTCCAATCGGTGGATTGTCTTCCTTGGACACGCCAGCGGCGAAAAAACTGATGGATATGATTCAAAAAGACAGTGATGCGAACGAAAAACTGCTTACAGAAGCAAAATTGAGCGGGAAAAAATATGAATTCCGCGGACGTTATCAGCTCAAACAAAAATTTATCATGTTTGAAATGATGCAAAAACGGCTTAAGGATGTAGAGAATTTGGAATTGACGTTGAGGAAATTGCCAAAAAAGAAGATGGTTAAAAAGAAGACATGGAAACCGATTCTGCAGACCCCTGAGATGAAGGCGATTTATGCCAATCTAATCAATAAAACAATTGATTCGCAAAGTGCAAAACTTAAAGAGGATTCAAACCATTTTTTTGAGGGGCAGATGCACCGCGTACTTGGCGAACTGGCAAAGAGAAAATCGAAGACAACCGCGAAGAAATTGGATGCAGCTGCAATTTTGAAATATGACAAAGAGGTTGAGCTAAGCATCAAATTTATCATACCTTTTATTGATAAATATTTGAATGATGCGGGAACCGCAGCGCTTGCGATGCTCGCGCCGCAGGAGGATTTTACCGCGAGTGCAATTGTTCAAAAAAAGATTGTGGAGCGTGCGAAATTTTTTGCAGTATCGGTGAACAGTACAACTTTGCAAAAATTGGACTCAACACTCGCCGAGGGTATCGCGGCAAGTGAAGGAATTGCAGATTTAACGGATCGCGTGAAAGAGGTTTATCAGGATTTTCCCATATATCGCAGTGAGATGGTAGCCAGAACAGAGGCTACAAATGCCAACAATGAAGGTGCGGTTGAGGGTTTTAGACAATCCAATATCGCAACCGGAAAGGAATGGATTAATGCTGGGGACAATCGTGTACGTGATGAGCATTTGGATCAATCCGAGGGCGGCGTGGGCGGAGAAATCGTTCCGCTTGATGATGTATTCTCTAATGGGTTAGAATTCCCTAGTGAAATAAATTGCCGGTGCGTAGTCGGGCCAGCATTTCTTGAGTGAAAAAATTTAAAAAATTGATATGAAAAAGAAACTACTTTCGGCGCAAAACAACATTAAGCGGATCATGATATTTTCCGTCAAAAGTGTTGATGAACAGGCACACACGGTTGAGGGGGAATTTTCGCATCAGGTTGAGGATAGACAGGGCGATGTCGTAATTCAATCTGGATGGGATCTAAAAAACTATCTGACAAATCCAGTAGTGTTATGGGCGCATCAGCACATGGAGTTCCCAATCGGACAGATGATTGAGATTGGCGTAAATGCTGAAAATATTCTTGTCGGGAAAATTAAATTTGCCGTTGGAGAATATGAAAAAGCTGCAACAGCTTTTGCGCTGGTCAAAGGCGGATATCTCCGTGCTTTCTCAGTCGGATTCAATAATAAAAAATATGAGATTGATAGGGAAAATGACATTTATATTCTCAACGAAAATGAACTCTACGAAGTTTCCGTCGTGAATGTAGGGGCTGATCAGTTAGCCCTCGCAAAATCCAAAGGCATCATCACCGAGGCTGAAGAAAATGAAATCAAATCCTTGACCTCCGAAGAAAGCAGTGCTACAAATAAGACCGAAAGCGCAGTCAGATTGCTTTCAAAAGAAAAAAAGGAAACCATACGCTCAGCCATCAGGGCTTTAACCGAAGCGCTGAATACTGGTGCGGAAGCCGATATAAAAGAAGTTGGAAAAAAGGTCGAACACTCCTCGCAAGAGGGCGGCATCAAAAAAATTCCGGTTGCGATTATCAACAGTTGCGTCAAAGAGCTGCTGAAAATCAAAAAAACTCAAACCTGAATTTTTTTAATTCCAAATATTATATGCTCAAACTTAAAGAAATACTCGCTAAAGAGGCGAAGGATTTAAACGATGACGAAAAGGCGTTCCTTAAAGAACACGCCGCAGAAATAACGGAGGCGGCCGATAAGGAGAAATTTAAAGAATTCATCGGTACGTCTGCCGATGATGGACTGGATGTAGACAGCATCAAGGCATTACTTGCGGCGCATGCAAAAGAAGCGATTGCTGCCGCGAATGATGAGGAAAAAAAGGCGCTTTTTGCCAAAAAAGCTGACGAAATTGCGGAAGAAATTGCTCAAAAATTCGTTAAAGGCGTGGAAGATTCCCGCAAAAAGGCGATGGATGCTGGAATTAAGCATGACGAAAAAGGACAAGATGTCACGCGTAAATTCTTCAAGGCATTTTTAGCAAATGATTTTGCTTCATGCAAAGCGTTGACCACGGACGCGAACGGTGTCGCCCCTGATGACACCAGAGCAGGACTCCTGATTCCGCAGGAACTCATGAATGAGGTTCTGCGTATCGCAGAAAAGCAGTATGGTCTTGCCAGAAGGGATTTTCTTTATCTTCCATTCAGTGGCCCCGGAAACGAAAGACAAATTCCGACGCTCGGAACCAGTGTTCGAACATTCTGGGTGGGGGAAAAACAGAAAATCAGCTCAACGCAGCCTAAGTTTGGCATTGTTACGCAGACCCTAAAGAAACTCGGCGCAATGGTTCCGCTGACCTCCGAAATTCTTGAGGATAGCCTTGTCGATATCAACGGATTGCTCGGCGAACTCTTCGCGGAAGCAATCGCAAAAGAAGAAGATATCCAGTTCTTTGCCGGAACAGGTTTCCCGTGGACTGGCCTTCTGTATAATCAGACACTGAATCAGGTAATCCAGAACGGATCAGCGGCGCAGATTAACGTGGATGAGCTAATCAGATTGGAGGATGCGACGTCGACAGGCGCGCTGGCAGGGGCAAAATACTACATGCACCGCACCGTCCTTTCAGCTCTTCGCCAGCTAAAAGACAAAAATGGCAGATATATTCTCGTTGATGCTGCGAATGGATTCCCCGCAACGCTGAATAATAGGCCCTATGAGACTAGCGATGCATTCCCGGAACTCTCCACGGTGAGACAGGGCGATCCGTATATCCTTTTTGGAAACTTGAAAAAGACGGCAGCGTTTGGCGATAAGCAGCAAATTAGAATCAAACTGCTTGACCAGGCGACCATCACGGACACGGATGACTCAACGCAAATAAACCTCGCCGAACAAGATTGTGTTGCGCTCCGCGTGATTGAACGCGTCGGTTATGTCGTTACTCTCGGAAAGTCGTCATCGGTTCTGGTTGCGGGTGCACCATCATCCCCGTAATTCACGAGATAGCAAATTCTTTGTACTCTTCTGGGAAGGGGCGGCCCGGAATTTGGTTAGGATTCCGGGCCGCGAACCATTATTCATCTTTTAAGAATCAATCATGGCAGCAACAGTAGAAATCGATGAAAGTAACGGCGCTGGCGAAACTTTGACCCATAACATCACGAACACAAATATGGGTTCAGCGGATGCGGTCAATCTTGATCCGGTCGCATATCCGGTTACGCCCGGAGATCGCACCTACATCAAATATCAAAAAATTCATGTCACCAATATTGGAACATCTTCAAAAATTGATAATTTGAAGGTTTGGCGTACGGGTGCGCTGGGTACTGGCGGAACGCAGACGCATATTACGAATGCCAGGTCAACCTCTTATGGCGGCGCGCTTGCTTATGCAACGCCCGTGGCAACCGCAGTTACGGGAGTTGATCAGACTATGCCTACGTCCGTGCCGGCCACGGCAAATCTCGGTATCGGTGGAAGTTTGTCCGGAAGTCTTACAGCCGCAGGATCGTCTGATTATCTCGGACATCAGATTACAACGGATGCGTCCGCAACAGCTGGTTCAACGTCAACGATGAATTATCAATACGATGAAACTGCATAAATCGCCCTAGAAAAGCAATAAACAAAGGATTTTTTATCAAATAATTCCCATGCCAAAACTTCAAGAAGCAAAAAAAGTTTATCCACATAATTGCGGCCAATGCGGTGGAGGTTTCGAAACAGAAGCCGCTTATTTGGAACACATTTGCAATTCAACGGGGTATAAGCCGACTGATCCGGAACATCATGGCGAGGAAGGCAAAGCCATCTCTGAAGCCGCCTTAAAGCGTGGTGAGAAACGCAAAGGCGAAGAAGTTCATCCGGCAGATGCCGCAAAATAGAAAGAAAATAGAAAATCAGGGAGGCCAATTCAATGGCTTCAAGCCAAGCAAATCAATGCCGAGCGATAAAAAATTATCTTAAATATCTCGGCCTAAAAACCGAGATATTTTCATATCACTAACCGCAAAAATTATGGATTATTTTCTTCACGAGGTCGGCCCGGACGGGCAAGAGGTTCTTAAAAAGGCAATCCCAGAACGCTGGGTGTGGGGCGTACTTTATGAAGATGCCACGGAGCTTCATCAGTTTGGCGATGATGGTATCTTTCATCAGATTAAAGATATTCAGCATGAACGGATCAAAATGGCTGGACTTTATAAATTTGATGATCCAGATAAAAAGATTCTGATTCCGTGGAAAGACGGTATGAAATTCATTCATAAATACCTCAATGTGCATAGCGCCGAGCAGCATCCGGATAATTTCAACGACACTTCGCGCGTTTATGTATTCGGATATAAATCTGGAAATCAGCATCACTACACATATGTTCTTCCAAATGATTGGATGATTTTTTCAAATGAAGAAAATATTGACCTGACCAAATTCCCGCTTAAATAAACAAAATGAATGGCTAATTTAATAGATTCATACAGCGAAGCAAACTATAATAGTGATTCAGATATTTTCGGGGCTGCGTCAGGATATTGGGGGCAAAGTTTCACGGTGGGTGCTTCGGATATCACACTTGATTCATGCAAATTTTATCTTACGAAAGCAGGCAGCCCGACCGGGAATATGGTTGCTAAACTTTATGCGCATACCGGCACTTATGGAACAAGCAGCAATAAGACAGGTGCTGTTTTGGCTACGAGCAATACAGTGTCGGTAGCGGATATTGCTACTTACCCATCCCATACTTTACAAGCCTTCACTTTTTCCGGTGCAAATAGGGTAACATTAGCCGCTGCCACTCATTATTGTATAGAAATTGATTTTGAAGGTGAAGCAGCTCCGACAAATTATTTATATGTAGGCGTAGACACGTCTAGTCCAACCCATGGCGGGAATGCGTATTCTGGGGCCGGATATTATTCTACGCGGGATGTTTGTTTTTATGTTTACGGGGTTTTGCCCCCATCGCAAGTTTCCATCACAAAATCGCTGAAATATTGTTTAAAAACGACGCCATCAGCAATCACGAAAGGACTGATTTATAAAATCAAAGCTCCTCATTCTGCCGCCACGAAATCGCTGAAATTTACGGTGAAAGCACCTGCCACGGCTATTCAAAAATCGCTCAAATATACTGCGAAAATCACACCTACCGCGAAAACAAAGAGTCTAAAATATGATATTTATCTCGGCCATTTTTCGGCGACAAAAACTTTGCATTTTGCAGTTCGGAAAAACATTACAGCGACAAAATCGCTCAAGTTCACCGTGCGTGTTGTGCATTCTGCAATTCAGAAATCTTTGCATTTTGCGATAAAACCATCAAGCGCGAAGACCGCGAGCCTAAAATACTGCATAAAAATTCCTGCTTCCGCAAAGACCAAGGGGTTAATTTATCGCATTAAAAAGCCACAGACGGCAAAACAATTGTCTTTGCGTTACGCGATGCGTCCGGCTGTTAGCATTTCAAAAAGCTTGAAATTCACAGTTAGAAAAACCGTTTCAGCCATTCAGAAAAATTTGCGGTATTCAATAAGGCCAGCAGTGGGCATTCAGAAATCTTTGAAATATTGCATAAAGCTCACACCATCCGCGCTGCAAAAGACATTGAGATTTACGATTTATCTTGGGACAGCGACGGTCGGTAAACAATTGAAGTTTGAGATTTTGAACGCGAAACAAATCACGAAGGCGCTGAAATATGAAATCCAGACGCAAACTCAAATTGACATTCAGAAGTCCTTGCGATATTTGGTGAAAGGAAATTTGTCTGTTCAAAAATCGCTTATCTATGACATTAAAGCCTCAAGAAATATTTCTAAGGGATTGGCCTTTACTGTCCGGATTTCTCCGTCCGCGATTGGAAAAGATCTAAAATTTGAAATCAAAATTTCACAACTGCCGCTAACGAAAAACTTGAGATATGCGGTAAAAACCCCCAAATCTGCAATTCAGGAGGAACTAAAATTCGCCGTAAAAACTAATCATCAAATAGCAAAAGATCTTAGATATAAAATCGGAACAGGCAAGTCAGCGCAAAAAGAACTCGTTTATCATATTCGCAAACATTCATGCGCCACAAAGTCGCTTTCTTATAGGATATTTAAGGCGATTTCCCATCAAAAAAGTTTACATTATTCAGTAAAAATAAATTCCGGCGCGCAAAAAACGCTTCAATATGAGATAAAAAGAAGTCATCAGATACAGAAATCGTTACAATATCGGTTGCGGTTTTTTCGTGAAATTGTAATCCAGAAAAATTTAAAATTCACCATAAAATCGCAGAGGGTATCGGTGAAATCGCTTCAATATGTGGTGAGAATTTATCCATATAAAAAGAAGCCAATCACTCCATATACGCCAAAAGTGAAGCCGTACAAGTCGCTCATTCACACACCATAAAAAAAGTTCTATAATCAAAATAAGATGACCCCAAAAGGCTACACAACAAGGCAAGATATACAGAATTATTTACTGATAGATGTTGATCCGAGTTTTTACGCGCAGGTGAATGATTGGATTTGTGAAATTGAAAGATATATCGACCAGCAGACAGGACGGAATTTCGTAGCAGATACGGTGGCTTCGGCGCGATATTATGATGGGGATAATTCATCTTCTCTTCTGATTCAAGATGCCGTTGAAGTGACCGAGCTGAATATCGGAGGAACAATAATGAGCAAAGACACTGATCCAGTTTTAGCTGATGGCGATTATGTGACATATCCTTTTAATGACTTGCCGATAACGAAAATCCAATTGCGGGGTTCCATTTTTCCAGCCGCGCCAATGCAGTGCGTCAAAGTTACGGCAAAATGGGGATATAGTGCGCTTGTGCCTGCAGATATTAAGCAGGCCGCGACCGTGCTTGTCGCTGGCATCATCAATTATTCATGGAAATCTGAAGGGGAAATTCAGCAAGAAACAGTAGGCGCTTATTCCGTGACGTATAAAACGAAAAGAGAGTGGCAAGATTTTGAGCGTGCAGAGGAAATTCTGGATACGTACCGAAAAATGACATTTTAATTTCTCGCGATGCTTCAATCACATTATAACAAGACGGTCATAGTGAAGAGGCTGCGGGATGACAGCGGTAACACGGAAATTTATGACGTTCATCTCGCGGCAGTTCCCTGTTTAATTCAGCCACTTGATGATTCTTTTACCCAGGATATTGAAGGCAATTTCGGGGAAGAGTCGCTGATGATTTGCGATCCGTGCGATATTCTGGAAGGCGATTTAATTATTGATGGAGCCAGCAAATATCGGGTTGTCGGCTGCAAGGTGAATGAGTTTTTGGAGCAATCGCACCATATGGAATTACGAATTCGTATATCGCAAAAATGATTTCAATTCAAATTACATCGCCCGGATTAGATAGATTGCGCGAGGCTCTAAAAAGAACACCGGAAAAAGTATTGACCGAAATTGAAGTTGCGATGAAAAAATCCGGGACATTAATTACGAATACAGCCATAAAAGAAGCGCCGGTAAATAAATTATCCGGTGGCGGGCAACTCCGGCAAAATATCAGGCCGCATCTTTTGAGCAAAACTCATCTTGAAGTGGTTTCAGAGGTTCCATATTCGCATTTCGTTGAGGAGGGAACTGGAATTTATGCCGGCCATACAAAGTTTTTAGGCAAGATTCCAGGCGTCGGTTGGCGCTGGATAAAAGGCATGAAAGCGAATCCGTTTATGCGTAGAACTTACGACAAAACAAAGGATAAAATCAGTGACTTCTTCCGGCAGGCATTGCGGAATGTTTTTGATTCGTTAAAATAAGCATATGGCAGATACGCTCACATCAATTATTCCATTGATCGTCGCAAAAGTTGCAGCGCTTAAAAATGGCACAGCTCCGATTTTTGTTTCTGTTCTTGACCATGCAGATGGGGATTTTACCGGATTTCCGGCAGCCTGCATTTACGAAACTGGCGGCGATGGTTCCGTTGCCGACACGCACCGAAATTTGCGCACGTTCAAGTATACGATCAAATTATATCAAGAGCAGAGCAAGGCAGGTAAAAGCAAGGCTGCGGCTGCCGCAATAATGCGTGACGCGGTTGACCGAATTCTCACCGCTTTTGATACTGACCGCGATCTGGCTGGGGAGGTGGGGACGGTGCGCGTGCTTGATTTTGATACAAATTTCCAAGTGGCATCCGGAACTTTCAATTTTGCCGAAATCCGGTTGTCCGCAGTTGTACTTGTGCAGAGTTATTGACGGGGATATAATCGCGGCAGAGATATGGCCAAATTTAAAAATATTTCAGGTAAAGATTTAAGTGTTCCGGGAGTCGGAATAATTGAGGCTGGGCAAATTAGAGAAATGCCTGAAGGATTTCACAATGCTAATTTTGTGGAAATTCCAAATAGCACTGCGCGCCGACTTGAAGCGCAAAAAATAGATTCCATTAATGAATAAAAACCATGACAGCTTTTTCCGATAAATCATATTTGGCAATTAAGGCGCAAAGCGTAGCGACGACGCCAGTTATTGCGACGCATTTTGTTCCGCTTATTTCAGAAAGTATCCGCGAAAACCCGAATTTTGCAGCGGATAGGCGCATGAAAGGTCTTGCGTGGAAGTCGGACGAACTGTTGAAAGGCCCAAAACAGTGGGAAGGAAGCCTTGAAATCTATGCTGATCCAGATTCTCTTGGTCATTTTTTGAATATGATTTATGCAAAGGGCACGACAACCGGTGATGCTGCAAATGGATATACTCATCCATTCACCGTTGGCGACGGCAAATCTTATTCAATTGAAATTCCGCGCGGTATTTATGCAGAACGTCTGTATGGCGTTCGCGGAAGCAATCTCAAATTCTCTTTTGAGGATAACAAAATGAAATTATCTCTGACTATTAAAGCTCTCGGAAAATTCTATACGCGATCACTAGCGGTAGCGCTCACGGGCGCGGGCATGACAACAGCTGTTTTAAGCACGGAATCGGGACTGCGTCCGTGCGATGGTCTTTGCGTCGGCGACGTTATGAATGTTGGCGGAGTTGATGTCACAATTTTAACCGTCCCAGCTGGTGGTACAAGCTTTACATTTGCGAGTACCGCAATTACGGCCGCAATCGGCGATCCTGTTTATCTGAAAGCGCAAACTCCATCGTTTACGAATCTCAAAGAGCCTTTTTATTTCGGCGAAACTCTTGTCGGCATGGCAGCAACATCCGCACTTGCTGATACAGCGGCCGCATCGCGCGCAACCGCCACGCCATGCGCAGAAGTCGGCTTAGAATTGGATAACGCATTGGATGCGGAACCGGGGTCAGGTTATGCCGGGCCGTCCGTTCTATTGAACGGCGTTTATAGCGCATCCTTGAATCTCAAGCGTCTGTTTTCCACACCGCAGGATTATCAAAAATGGGTTGAGATTGTAAAACAGGCGGTAACAATCATCAGCACTGGGCGCTACATTAAGACAGATTTGACCACATCCGAATTGCTGACAATCAAGATGAACAAGATCAAATTGCTGACGCATGAAGAACCTCTGGAGGTCGGGAATTATATATATGACAATCAGACATTTGAAGTTTTACATGATGCTGGCGATGGCGCGGCAATCGCCATTTCTCTTATAAATAGATCTCCTTCAACCGATTATTAATCTAACAAAAAAATGGAAGCTCCAACGATTGAGTTAATTACGCCGGATGCGCAAATAAAGGTTGTTATTCGTGAGTGGATAACAGGCCGCATGTTCGAGTATACGCAAGAGCCGCTTTATTCAGCCACAAATCTTCAACAGGTCGGTGACGGATTTGAGATGAAAAGTTTTGACACCAAGAGCGCAGTTGTTACCGTAGCGCACAGGCAAATGGAGGCATTTGTTGTTTCTGTGGGGACGGAAACTGATCCAAAAAAATGTGTTGAAGCAATTCTGGACATGAGTAAGACGGATTACCTTTTGATTTCGGATAAAATCGCGGAGTTAAATAAGCCGGATAAAAAAAAATTACAAGCCTGAAATATCTGCAGGCATTCCGAATTTGCAAACTCATGGGCTGGGATTGGTACACATACCAGTCGCAGCCCATTGACTTTATAAGGGCTATCCTTCACTGGAACGAAAAAGATAATAAGCAAAAAAATGTCTGATGAACTCACGGAAAAAATAATACTTGATGCAGAAGACAAAACGTCGGGCGCGTTTAAAAGTGTCCAACAAAATCTTGGAACACTAAAAGGTCGTCTGGACGCTGCAGCGCCAGCATTCAAAGCGATTGCCGTTGCTGGTACGGTTGCACTAGGTGCCATAGCGACGGGGGTGACACTTTCAATCAAGGCATATCAGGAATCGGAGCGCGCGCAAAGACAGCTGGAAGCGGCTGTTATTGGCGTCTCAAAAGGAACGCAAGCACAGGTTGATCAAATAAATACATTGGCAACGGCATTGCAGCGTAAATCTGGAATTGACGGTGATGCTCTGGCTATGGGGGCGGCACAGCTTTCCACATTCGGGCTGCAAAGTAAATCGGTTGTAGATCTCACCAAATCCTTAGCAGATCTCACGGTTAATCAGAATGGAGTAAATGCCGGAGCCGATCAGTACGTACAGAGCGCAAACACCATTGCAAAAGCACTCAATGGGCAATTTGGGGTATTAGAGAAATCAGGTATCCGGTTCACTGACGCGCAAAAAAAAACAATCCAATTCGGTAAAGAAAGCGAGAAAGTAGCTGCGATTCAACAAGGGCTTGCTCAAAACCTCCGAGAAACAACCGATACGATGGGTGGAATTGATGCGGCAACGGCCAAATTGAGCCGACAATTTGGAGAAATTCAGGAAAATATTGGTGGTGCTTTAAGCGATTCTTTTGTGGATTTGGCAAATAAAATATTGCCAGTGATCGATAGTATAAGAGGATGGACAGAGAAAAATCCGAAACTAACTGTAAAAATTCTTGAATGGAGTACGGCGATTGCGGCAATTGTTACAGCTCTGGGTTTAGCGGGCATCGCAATTCCAAAAATAATAACGGGAATTGGCTTATTCAAGACAGCGGTTGGGGCGCTCGGCTCAATGTTGAAAATGGATTTATTGCCATTGTTGACAAATCCGTGGGTGTTGGCCTTTGCAGCCGCTGCTGCAGCAATATATTTGTTGTGGAATAACAGTGAAAGTTTCCGAAATACTGTAATGATGTTATGGGCAGAAATTCAACAAAATTTATTGCCATTATTGTCAAAACTATGGAGTTCATTTGTTGATTTGGCGACGACGATATGGACTGGCATCAAGCCATCCTTGGAAAATATATGGGAGCAGCTCGTTAAGCTCAAACCCGCATTTGATTTTATTGCGCAAGTTGTCGGTGATTTAGTTTATGTATTATTCGTGGGACTAATCGGAATTATTGAAGGAGTCGTCATCTGGCTTGAACAATTTTGTGAAGGATTAAAAATATTACTCGGATGGCTTGGGCCACCACTGCTGCAGGCATTATCGTGGGTATCAGATCGAATAATGGAAGTCGTTCACGCATTCCAGTCAGTCGTTGAGTGGGTTGGGAAAGCAATAGATATGTTTGCAAAATGGGTTACGCAATCGTCAGGATATCAAAAAGGAACAGACTTATTCAATTCTGGAATTTCCGGAAGTCAACTTTCACAAGCACTAAGTAATTCGCCCCTTAATCAGGCAATTTCCGCATCGCCTCTCAATCAAAGTCTGATACCGGGGCTTGGCTCATCTTCTGGATTCGGACTGCAACAATTTGCCGCTGGTGGTATAGTGGAAGGTGCTAGTGGGTCACCACAGATAGCAATCGTGCACGGCGGGGAACGCGTGCTAACAGCTTCAGAAGCTAAAAATACAGGACAGACTTTTAATTTTATTTTTAATGGGGATGTCGTTGGCGACGAAGGCATAAAGCAAGTAATTCAGAAAGCCATTGATTCGCTGAACCGAAAAAATACGCTTACATTATCAGGCGTTTAATCTACTTAAAATATGGCAGGAACAATAAAATTTGACGGCGTTGATTTGCTTACAACGGATTACAATCCTCGTTTTATCAAACACGAATCAAGTCCAGACATACAATTGGATGTGATGGATCTGGCGAATGAGGACGGAGCCGTGCAGATCAGTGATCGCACAGGAAGCAAAATTATCACAACGCAAGGCATCCTCGTCGGCACTTCAGAGTCCGACTTGGAGGCTAAGATTGATGCCTTTAAGGAACTTTTTAGACGTGTAAATAAAGTGCTATATATTAACTGGAATGGCACATCAAGGCAATATATAGCGAGTTGTAGATTACATAGTTTTGACCGGGATCATTTCAATATTGGATATGTGCCGTGGACTGCCGAATTTCTGGTTCCGACTGGAATTGCGGAAGCATCAACAGAAAGTAATCTAGAGGGGTATTTATTTACTACATGGGAATATGACGCGACCGCGCTAAATTTTCTGGGTTCTGCCCCCCCACTTCCACGCATTAGCGTTACTGGTTATGATGCGGCCAGCTCGAATGCGCTAGGCATAGAAATCAAAAACACTGATACTGGCGAAAGAATGGTATATACTCGCGCTGGTGGGATCACTCAGAATATTCCCGTAGTGTTTGACTGCAGATTAAAGACTGTTGCCGGCGACATTGCCCCCTCAAATTATTATGGAGTTTTTCCAAAATTTCTGCCGGGAATTGCGAACAATCTCCACGTGCGTGTCGGTGATATTATTGCCGAAAGCCATGAAATTTCCGATATGAATAATGTGGATGCTGCCACGATTACTTCTACGAGATCATATTGCGAGAGTGTAATTTTACCTTTTGCAGATGCTACTTTTAGGGGGATTGAATTGTATATAAGAAAAAGTGGAAGTCCAAGCACTGATTTAGTTTGCACTATTATGGGATCGGATGCATCTGGGAATCCATATGGAACCATTGCTACCATGACGATTGATAAATCTCTGGTGAGTAATTCAGCCTTTGGATGGGTGCGAGTAAATTCTGCTGCAGCATTCACTTTGAACGCTAATACGAAGTACTGGATATTTTGTTCTACTACTGGAGCATCAAACTATTATTGGCTTAGAGGCGCTCCCCCTTTTAATCAATATAAGCGCGGCGGAATGGCATTTTTGGAGGGCGGAATATATACTTATGAGAATGATTACCCCGCATTTTTTCGTCTATTATTTGGTGGAAAACAAGATCTAACAAAGAGTTATTATCTTCTGATCAGTTATTTTAAGCGCTGGCTATGAGGAAAAATCTTTCAATTAAAGTATATTCTCCGCAAAACAATTTCTTGAAGGAATGGACAAATGCAAAATTTCAAGGATTCACCAAACAGATTAATGGCGGATTAGGTGAGTGTGTGCTGACGCTCCCGGAAAAATTTGATTATTCTGGAGCGGAATTAGCAGAAAACAATTCTGTGATAATTACGATTGCAGATAAGGATACCAAAAACGTAGAGATGAATGGGCTGGTTATTTATTCTGGCTATATATCTTTTTATGAGCCTGACGCAAGCGGTAAAAATGAATCAATTACTGTTCATCTTCTTGGCCATTACACGAAATTGGCAATGGATATACTGAAACATGGTGCGCAAACGACACTATATTCATGCGCTATCGGATTGCAAACTGCGGCCGGATCTTCGGATGGTGATGCTGGAATAATTATGAATGCGATTCTTGCTCGTTATGCGGCGGAAACTGCCGACCATAAATTAACAGCTCTTTCAATTCCTGTTGTTGGGCAAAATCTGAATTATGTTTTTGCGCAAATGACATACCGCGAAGCGTTAGATATTGCGATTTCTGCCTGTCCCGACAATTATTTTTATTACATTAATGCGTATGGTGGGTTTGTCCTGAAGACACAGGATTCCCAGCCACGCCACGAGTTTGTGCGTGGCAAAAATATGTCAAAAATTCATGTTGGACGAAGCATGGAAAATATTCGCAATGTGGTTCTATTCTGGAACGGCGCTAGTGTTTATAGGGAATATTCTGATTTAGATTCTGTCGGTAAGTATGGACGCCGCGTTCAACGTATTACGGATAAAAATGTGCAGAATGAGATATCCGCGGACAATATCGCCGCAAAATATTTGGCTGAACATAAAGACCCGGACATCATCATCACATGCACAATTCCTGATAATAATCTATATATGACGGAAGGATTATTGAAGGGGTACGACATAGAGTCTATCGAACCCGGCGACACCTGCAGGTTTGTTGGTTTTGATGATGAGAATGCCTATGTCTTCCGTGATAATATGGTCGTTACGCAGGTGCAATATTCGCTTTATTCTGCCGTTATTACGATTCAAAATCTAAAAACAGATTTGGTGTATCAGGCAAAATCAGCACAATCGCAAATCAATCAAATCAATGCGAATGGCGTTCCAGATAGCTATACTTAATTTTTTATTGTAATATATTGCCATGCCACAAGAAGATCATGATTTATTAATTGCTCTCGGGACGGAAATGCGCGGAGTCCGGAATGACATTAAGGAATTAAAGGATGGCGTATATCCGCACATTGCAGCTCTTGAAAAAGACAAGGCAGACAAAGTTGATATGGCCTTATTGCGCGTCCAAGTTGAAAGCATGCAAAAGAAATCGGATAAATATTTTCAGATCATGACATTGTTTACGGCCGCTGCAGGAGCGGTATTCAGTCTGCTTTTGTTTCACATTTTCAAACAATAAAAAATGGAAAACTTTTCACAGCTTGATAATCTTTGGGGATCAAAAACGATTCACGGAACAAACTTCATGCTCAAGGATTATGGTTGCACAGTGTCATGTCTGGCCGATGTTGTGAATGATTTTGGCGGCTTACTGAATCCGTTCGGCGTTGCTAATGCTTTGAGTTTCAATGCCGATGGCAAAATAATTTGGGATTCAATAAACAAAATTAATCTCAAGTTTATTTGGCGGGGATACTCTTATGATTCTGGCAAAGTAAATGCTGCGCTTCATACAGAGAATCAGCGCGTTTTGCTTGAACTTTCAATTCCCGGTAGCTCTTTAAGGCATTGGGTTCTTGCCAATAAATTGGTGGATGTGGGAAAATATGAAGTGCGAGATCCGCTCGGCGGTAAAATCGCCATATATCCATCTGCAGAACATCCACTTATTACCGGATATGCGATTGTGGAGAAGATGCCAGTTCCGCCCGCGCCAGTCAGCGAATGGGCGAAAGATGGTTATGAATTTTGCAAAACGGAACTCGGCATGACATCCGGACCGCAAGATCCCGTGACGGCGGAAATTCTTGCGACAGTTTTATATCGCTATCATCAAAAATTTTATGGAAAAGATTTATCCACTTGAATACGTCGGCGGCCGGAAATTCATTGGCTTCGTGTTACTGACGCTCTGCGGCACATTTCTTGTAATGGCAGGCCATCTTGATGGCATGGTTTTTTGGGGATTCGCCACGGGAGGCTGGAGTATTTTCTCGGCGGCAAATGTAATTGAGAAAATAAAAGCGCCGGCGGAGGAAGTTACTCAGGCGGCGCAAGATGCCAGTAAATAGCGCGCGTGCGCGCTCGCATGGATGAAGTAAGAAGGCCCAATAAGCCCCTTGATAGTCCGTAATGCGGCGCGACCGCGCATTGTTTACCGGCTTTCTGCTATTTCATGGCGATCAAGACGAACCTTCGCCGCCTCCCCCACTCTGAAGACACGAAACCAAGGCTCGGCCGCTCCGGAAGATTCGGACTGCGACAAACAATCAATGAGGGCCTGCCGCGACCATCGGCCAGCAAGTATGCGCATATTATTCTCGCCACGTTCCAAGATATGCAAGCGCTCAAGATTATTGGCCAGGCGGTTGAACCGGTCCATATTAATGCCAAACGTTTCCCGCGCGCCGTTCACGCCCTCGCGCTTTAAGTTTCCGTTACGAATCAAATAGTCTGCCAGCTCCGACACCGGAATGCCATCAATTAGTTTTTCTTTTTGTCTGGCGAGATCCCGCGCATGCGCCCACCTAAACAGACGCGAAATAAAGCGGGCTATGGCGCGGCGATAAAAAAACAGACTCATCACAACAACCAGCTTCGGAATTGCGCCATTTCGCACGGTAGCACACCACAGCAGGGATTCCGTGACATGATCCGGAGTGAGCAACGCCACACCAATGAAAAGGCCGGAAATCAATTCCGCAGTTTTTTTGATTATGTCGGTGAATTTATGGCCGCGGATGTAGCCAGCGATCCGTTCCGACACTGCGCCAGTGATCGTGATGTGCATAGTTTCTGGATTTTTTGCATAGTTTTGCATTTGAATTTTTGTTTTATGAATATTTTTTATATTTTTTTTTTGGAATTTCAAGCATTCTGGCTAAATTTGATTGTGAATAGTCGCGCCTGCTGGCGACTATATCGTAAGCGTGATATTAACATCTTTATTTCCTTCTTTTCTATTTTGCCTTTTTTTGCGTCCTCAATAAGATAGTCAGCATAATCTTTCCCAATTTTTTTTATACGCTTAGTGGGATAGGTCTTTGGTAATTTCATTGGGACTTTTTAAAGGATATTGTTACATGATAACATAACCAGCGTAAAACATCAAATATATTCATTGGACTTATGCACTGAATCCGCACAGGTTTTGAACGGATTTTGAACGGTTGAATCGGGCGGTGACGGGAGGTTGAATGGTGACTTGAATTGGCGGTTGAACGGCATCAATTAGCCAATACTTCTATTGCCTTAAATATTTCGTATGCCACCTGTGGCACGATTGCGTTGCCGTATGCCTTTAATTGCTCCGCTCTGTGGCGGCTCTTGGATAATTTAAATTTGCCCAATTCAACGGAAAGCCCATCATCCACGCTACAAAGTTCGGCTGCAACTTCAGGCCAGTTTTGATTCCAAGAGCGTTCGGTAACTGATCGTGATGCCCTCTGTCTTTTGCCAGATGCTTGTACCCATTCATCCCCTTGTAATCTCTGGTCGCGGGCGTTGGCAACATTTGCAACGCCGTCTGCAAATCCTTGCCGCCCTGTCCATGTATGCTTGGGCCGTTTGCGTTTTGCGCTTTCGGCGTAGGTAACAACGCAATTTTTCCGGAAAGTGTCGGGGTTTTCTTTGTCCTGCTTCCGCTCCATTGCCACGGTGCCGATTCGCTTGCTCGGCAGGTTGGCAATAAACCAAACTCGATCTCTTCGATGTGGCGCGTTGACGGCGACAGCTGGAATAATAATCGGCTGCACTTCGTACCCGATACCTTCCAGATCAGATTGCACCTGTTGGAATACCACACCGGATTCAAGAGTAATGAGGCCACGCACGTTTTCAGCGACGACCCATGTCGGCTTGATAATTTGTATAATTCTAAGCATCTCCAGCCAGAGGAAACGGTCATCTTCCGCGCCTCTTCTTGCACCCGCTTGGCTGAACGGCTGGCACGGAAAGCCGCCGGTGATAATGTCAATTCGTCCAGTGTAATTTGATGGATTGAAGGTCTTGATGTCGCCATATCGTTTTACTTTAGGGAAATTCTTTTTTAAGACTTCATTACAGAATGGGTCATTTTCCACTTGGAATATGTTTTTCCAGCCCATCCATTCCGCCGCAAGGTCAAAGCCGCCGATGCCAGTAAATAAACTCGCGTGATTCATTCATTTTTGTTATCATTCTTGCCTCCGAGGAGGTCTATTCCGAATTTGTCTTTGGCTTTTCGCCGAGCTTCTAGCACTGTTACATTGTTCCAATAAACGGAAGGAGCTTTAAGGTTCTTTTGAGTGTCCATTCATGACAGAGTTTGCGGATTTTGTTTCGTGCTGCTGTCCTTTCGGGGTAAGTTAGGATATTTCAATCTGGCAAGACCCCAAATTAACATGGAAAATATTGTGGGGTGTTTTTTTTGCTGAAAATCCAAGGTGTAAATAGTTTGTCAAAAGGATATGTACTTTCCAAAAGTGTATTTCTTTACTCCAGTTTTTCATATTTCACTTGGCGTTAAAATAAGTTTTGTTGTTTAAGCCGATCTTCCCCGATTTCGCAATAGGCTGAATTTAATTCAAACCCTATAAATCTTCTCCCCATATCCTTTGCGACGCGGGCCAAAGTAAAAGCCCCCATAAACGGGTCAAGCACCAGTCCGCCCTCTGGACAACCAGCTTTTATCATTGGTTCAATAAGTGCTGTCGGGAAAGTAGCAAAGTGTGACCCTTTGAATGGAGAAGTTGTCACTGACCACACGTCACGCTTGTTTCTGAAACCCGCCTTGCCAATAGTATCACCGTTTTCCTTAAAATATCCGTTATGGTTTATCATTGATGTTCCCCCTCCCGCTTCAGAGGGGCGATATTTTTTTCTGTTTGCAGAGTTTTGTGGGTCACCCCCATGCTTACCGTTGACGGATTTAGGTACAAAACCATCAACCATCATGGGCCCCGAATAAACGGACTTTTCCTGTATAGCCTTGTTATTAAAATAATACTTCGGGGATTTGGCCAACAGGAAAACATACTCATGGCTCTTGGTGCATCGGTCAGTAACACTTTCTGGCATCGGATTCGGCTTATGCCAGATAATGTCTTGCCGGAGATACCAGCCGTCTTCTTGGAGGGCAAAAGCAACGCGCCATGGGATGCCAACAAGGTCTTTAGGCTTTAACCCAGTAGGGACGATTGAGGTCGGCATATTTTGAGTGCCCTTATTACTTTTTTGTTTGAGTGTATTGCAGCCACGCCCACCCCCAGCATAGCTATCTCCCAATATCAACCAAAGTGTGCCTTCTTTTTTCAGCGCCCGCTTCACTCCCCTGAACACACTGACCATATTCGTCACATATTCCTCCGGCGTCTTTTCAAGACCAAGCTGTTCATCATTACCATAATCACGCAAGCCCCAATACGGTGGCGATGTTATGCAACAATCCACAGAATTGTCAGGGACCAGCCTCAACCCATCCAAACAATTCCCGCAAACGACCTCGTTTATGAGTTCGTGCCAGTCCTTAATTTCTGCAAGCATGTTCATTTCGTAGGTCTTAAAGTTTCCCGTGAACTATATTCAGTATTTGTCTTTGGCGCGTTGGCGAGCATTATCGGCTCGTTGATTCAGTCCCGCAACAACACCCTCAATAAAGATATTTTCATTTCCTTTTAAGGAATAATTTGAATCTTTTCCCAAGCACTCGCTCAAGACGTGTGCCGCATACTGGTCTAGGGATTTTTCAAGCCACTCATCAAAAGCTATAGACGACAATCTTCGGTTGATATAATCCGCACTATGCTTCACAAATTCGGTCAGTATTTCTTGTTTTGATTTCACGGCTTATTGATTAAGGTTCTTTTGAGTATCCATTCATGACAGAGTTTGCGGATTTTGTTTCGTGCTGCTGCTGCTGCTGCTGCGCGTGCTGCTGCGTCTGCTGCTGCGTCTGCTGCTGCTGCTGCGTATGCTGCTGCGTCTGCTGCTGCGTCTGCTGCTGCGTATGCTGCTGCGGCTGCTGCGTATGCTGCTGCGTATGCTGCTGCGCGTGCTGCTGCGTCTGCTGCGCGTGCTGCTGCTGCGCGATTTTTAGGCGTATCGGATTTTAATACCCTTTTCGCAGCTTCAATAGCTTCCCTAGGGAGTTTACCATTGGGGCATTCCTTTTCGTAAATGTCAATAACCAATTCTGCGGCATAGATTGCCAGCGCAACGCTGTCTTTCTTTGTCCATTTGTAGGTTTTGACAATCTTCATTTCCGACCAGCATTCTTTGTCGGCCTGAATCTCATGCTCCCCCCGCACCTCCACTCTCGCAAGAACGCCGCAATTGACATATCCCATAGCGTCTATGATGTTCTTGCTGGCATGAAAACCGCGATTGCAGATTTGGATTTCACCATCAATCTTGTTCCAGACTCCTTCCTTGAACTGGAAACCGTTTGGTTTTATGTCTGCGGGGAGTGATTTGTAGAGAGTTTTCATGGGTTTAGGATTAAATGATTTTCATTTTATGGAGTGTCTTTTGACTATATTTTGTTAATGATAGTTGGCTATAATCCTTGAGAACTGGCAGGGAAGGAGGGCGAGAAGCCCTAGCTGTCTCACGTTTCAAGCGTTCTTCTCCCCAGCCAAGTTGTCCGCGCGGCGTCTTGGCGTTACTTTATCCCGCTCCTCCTCTGTCAGTTTTCAGTGTGCTTGACCCCTAAAATCTCTGGCGGCATCTGGCTTGCGTTCTCTAACCGTAAGCTGACTACACCCTTTCGCTTTTTAACGTCAGCTATGCTATGTAAAGGGCGACGGGAGGCTTGTTGCTACATTTATGATGTGCGGGTGTTGATGCTCCCGCTGGAACTCATACCCTTTCGGGTCGCTTCTCAAGAAGTTTCCGCCACACCAGAGGTTTCAGTTTTCAAGGATTGGATTTTTTAGGTTTGGGATAAAGAATTTTGTGGAATATTTTGATATAGGTCTTTTTCAGCCATGTTAATATCTTTATTTTAGTTGCAGTTTTCATTTTTTTAAGGATGACGATGACAATGTGAGGCGGGAGTACTATCTCTAGGTCACTGGCCGTCAATAGCGTATCTCAAGCGTTATTCCCTCTACTATTCGCGCTCTTCCCGAGGAGCATTTTTTTAAAATTTCTGATCATCTCTTTTTTTGATTTTTTATATTTTACGCATGCAAGTCGCGATTGAATTAACCTGCATTCAGGAAGACGGCAATAGCACATATCGCTGCGATGCGGGACGAATTGCATTCCGCAATTTTTGCAGCGCCGCCGATAAAGTTTTCCTTTTCTGCGCGGTCTTTTGTAAATTTTTTCTGGCCATTCTCTGATTAGTTTTACGATCGGCATTTTTTTTATTTTAAAGAGATCAGGAGATTGGTCGTCTCAATGAGTGCCGATAGTAGTATCGCCAAGCCAGAAAGGCCGCAGGCGATCCAATAGAATTGCTGCCGCGTAAAACGAAATTGATTTGTGCGATTTTCGGGCATGTGCCAGAAATAGCCATCCGGTGTACATGGGCGGAATGGATAATAGGCTTTTGCCACTATCTTCATTCCTGTAATTTGCGCGATTTTTCGCCCGTTCCTTATGATATCGGCGCAGGTGGGCATTTTTTGTAAATCTTTAAGCATAAAATTAAGTGAATAAAGTAAAATCTGTTTCGCCAAATCTGTTTTTAGCGACAGAATATTTGTCGCCATATTCAGTTTCGCTGGGCTGAACCTCCCAGCCTTCTGCTTGAAGCTCCAGCATGTCTTCACTTCTAAATCCAAACATTGTAATACACGCACGATTATTCCCGATGATGACGGCGATTTGTTTCAATTTTTTAAGGAATTTTTTATCAATCATTTTTATTATTTTAAAAAATAAATAACTGGTAATCTTTTAACGACGATCGTGCTTGAGTGCCGCTTTTTTCTTTTTGCCGGCATCAATTTTTTCGTCCTCCGATTCCTCAAATGCCACCTCAACAAGTTGGCGCTCCGGGCCAGTAATATATCCGCCGCGTTCATTGATACTGTCTACTTGGATGGCGCGCGCCAGAGTTTCGCCCTCAACTTTTTCGCTCGTGGGAAGCAGCTTTGCCATCTGCTTAAAAACCGTCTTCATCCACATCCATAACATCGGATCGCCTTTGGCCCACGGGCCGGAATCTTTTGCTTTGGACATTTCCTTGATCTTCATTATGTCGGCTTTCGTCATATAGCGAAAGATTTTGCGTCCGTTAATCTCCGCCCACGCATAAGCTCCGATTGGTTCGCCGCGAACAGCAGCGGTACGCTCATGCTCTAGTCGCGGTGATGTGCCGAGAATTTCTCTAAATTTGTCATTCGCGTAGACGACTTCGGCATCGCACATAGTGATGCCAGAGCGGTAAGCGAGAGTCTTAAGTCCGCGATATCCGATCTGGAATTGCGCGATATTTCCGTAAGGCAGAACGTAACAATCGCCGGCGGCACTGCCGGGATAAAGTCCTAAGGCAGCGCATTCCATGAATGCGCCGATAAGGGATTCCTGCGTGCATGTTCGCAGCTTCGGAATTCGTTGAACAACATGCGCGACAGCAGACATGAATCGCAGAGCGTTTTGTTCGTTCCCGAGAAAATTATTCAATGCCGCCCTCTGCCCAGCAAGGAGTATTCTCACAGGATCAGATGCGGACTTTGCGACTGCGCTGGATGCCTTGGTGTCCACTATTACGTGAGTTGTTTGTTTTGCGCCTGCTCCCTGACTCTCGGCTATAACCGCAACAACCTTTTTTTCGCTCGGAGGCAAAAATGCGGTTTTTGTTTCGTTGAATGGTAATTCTGGTTCCATTTTTTGAAATTAAAAAATAAAAATCTTACTGAAGTTTGCCAATAGACTTAAATTACTTTTACTGTTTTTTTCGGTGCGCACACACTGCATCCAGCAGGAACTGCTGTGCGATTTCCGCGATGTGGACATGCCGATCGGCAGCTATCATCCGCAGTTCTTTGTGAAGGTCTTCCGAGATGCGCACCGACTGCGTCTTCGGCATCGTTTCTTTTTCTTTTTTCATTTTCATAATTTAAAAAATAAAATATTATTGATTTGTCATATCGTCATATTTGGCTTCCTCCTGTTCAGCGATTGCCCTTGTGGTGAGAATCGGCGCGCATTCGCAGAAGCGCCACACTTCGCCACATCTGACACATTCTTCGCCTGCAGGAATATTTGAACTCATCTTTTGACTTGGTGAAGGGATAAATAGATTGATTCTCTGGTTTGTGGCCTATCCTCTCTTATTCCAACACTCTACACATAGCGTCTCGTGTCCACCCGCTTCAATAGCTTCCTCCTTCACGCAATCGGCACAGACGTCTTCTAAGCACCGTGCACAGATTGCGTAATGAAACTCCTCCTCAAATTCCGTCTTGCAGGATGTGCATAATTTCATATATTTTTTTTGTTAAAAAATAGTATTCCGGCGCAATACGAGGAGCTTCCGAACTCTCCGGTGGAAGACGATCCTTCAGAATCTCCTTAAATGGAGATTTTTTATTTCTAAATCTCCTCGGAAAAACTACATTCAGGAACCTATAAATCCGGTCAATCTTCCTTTGAATTCTTGCCTGGCAAGCAATGCACTTCTTATCGTGTTTAAAATTTTTATATTCCATATTTTTCTACAAACCAGATTGCTTCTCTCTGTGCTATGAGCGATACCCTTTTTCTCGCCTTTTACAGCAGGGCTTGCGGCGTACAACTCGCTATCTAAGTCCGAGGTAGTAGACCAGCTCTACTCGGCTACCATAGTTCTAGAACCTACATTCGTTTCAACCAATCAAGTATTACCTTTAAAGGCATCTACGCTCAGTTCCTCGTTGTACCTATGGTCGTTATGTCAACGGATTACTCACAGCACGAAAAGAACCAATCAGATTATCGGCTCCATTGTCAGTGCCCGCAATATAACATCTAATATACTCTTCATTATAAGGATATATCCTATAGATGATAAGTCGGGGTTTTCGGCTAATGCGGCGGTCAAAACTCCTAGAACACCTTGCAGTGCGGCGAGGAGCAAAGTCTTTGAAAGATACCAAGGTTTTTTCTGAATCATCTTACTTAGATTTTAGCATGGAAGTTAATAGTCCGACAAGGAGTTTTAGTTTTTCGATGATTTGATACTGGATTCTCACTCCGCTTGCGTATTTTTCGTTGAAATAAGGCTTTGGATCGCAGTTTCCTGCGTAGCCGTTCGCCTGTTGGGTGTTGTACCATTGCCAATCTTGTTCTATGACTGCCTGTTGAGGTTTGATTGAGAAATGAAGGTGAACTCCTTTGGCTCCGGTGCTTCCCATATAACCTACTGTGTCTCCAACCTTAACAATCTGGCCGACTCCAACTGGAATGTTCGGTAAGATATGCCAATAGATATGTTTTATGTACGCAGATTCTCCGTTGATTTCTCTTTCGTCTTCGGTGCGGATAACTACGCCACATCCACCGCCCTCATCAGCTCCAGCGAAGACCACCTTGCCATCACTGGCCGCGAATATCTCCTGGCCTTCTATACCTGCACAATCTACGCCTGGATGACCCCTTAGTCCCATAGCTTTGTAGTTCGGAACTAGATTCTTTCCGAACTCCTGGGTGATGACCATCGGTGAGACCGGATAAAACAAAGCTAACCTCATCATTCTTCTATCCAAATAACTGTATAAGCGTGAGTTTGACCTGCAACCAAGGCCACACCATTGAAGTTTACGGCTAGAATCTGCCCTGTACCTCTCAATACATGCGGCTGGTCTAACAAAGAGTTCGGTGAAAATGCCAAGAAGTCAAACCCAGCATCTTCTCTTATTCCTGCGAATGTAGCTGGCGTAGCCACGGGAGATGAAACCCTAATGATAGCAGCCGTGCCCACAGGAGTCCCCAGTGTCGGATTAGCGGTGTAATGTCCTACAGTTGCCGTTACTCCTGCATTAGTACAGTCAT